CATCTGGATTATGATCAGACTTGCGAGCAGCGTGTCGGGTATCACCGATCCAACCATCCGATGTGCGGTCACGATCCGCGAAGGAGTCATCAATCTGCTCTCTTAATTGGATAGCAGCTTTAGAAAGTTTAAGCTTCATCCAAGTAGAAGGGCTGCTTCTTCTGCTGTTATACCTAATTTAGACAACAATTCAGTTTTAGCAGATTCTTTTGCATCAATCTTTGCTTTTAATTCAGCAGCGATGCGCTCGTTCTCAATGCGATCTACTTCTGCTTGAGCATGATCTGCTGCTGTGTATTCAGTTACTTCATCACCAATTTGCTTAAACAGTTTTTCCATCTTAGGAGTCCTTTAGTCCATAAACACGATAAACACCTGACAGTGTGCCAGCTGCTTTAGAAAAAGTCATAGAATCAACATTTGTTACTGTGCTATGCCATAAACCGCCTGAAATACCGCCCATTTGTGCTGACTGACCCGTTACATTTAACTTGCCTGTAGTGCCTTTAGGGTTCAAGTAAGTAAAGGTATAGCCTGCTCGCTCGTAAAACTCGGTTTGACCAACTCTCCAAGCATTAGTTGATCCACCTTGTACGGCAACATAAGAGCCTGTATAAGGTTGCTTTGATACACCATAAAAATAATTATTACTTGTATCATCTGTGCCGCCTACGCGCGCTCTAATTAGCAATTCGCTATCTGTCGAAGCACCCGTAAAATCAACGATAATCTCATAATTACGATAGGTGCTTGTAAAAGTATTGGTTGGCAGACTAAAAGAACTTACTGCTGTAAAAGTCGCTCCAGTTAAGAAAACAGATCCACCACCACCTGCTGCAGGTGTTGCCCACTTTAAGCCTGTTGCTGTAGTTGAATCAGCTGTTAATACTGTGTCGTTAGCTCCTACTGCTAAGCGAGCAGGTGTGTCATTTGCTGTAGCTGCAATGATGTCACCTTTAGCATCCACGATTGAGTTCTGGATTGCGTTGCTGTCATCCTGTGCAACCCATGTGAAGTCCATGTCTGTGTTGCTTGTCTTAGATAGGACTTGACCAGTAGTGCCACCCTTGAGATCTGCCATAGATGAGTCAATAGCATCTACAGCTGTGCGGATGGCAAGTGCGCCATTCTTTACGAGGTCTGTATTGTCTGGCTCTGGCCAGCTAAAGTTGGGACTTGTTGCCATTTATGCTAGTGCTCCTGTCGCGTTGTTCCAGTCAAGTGTACCAGTTACACCTGTCCAGATTGTTGAAGATGGTAGGACTGTGTCCCATTGTGTGGTAGAGAGTGAGAACTCTGTTGCTGTGATGTAGAGCGTGATGTCCACAAAAGTCGGAGTAGCACGAAGGGCGACATTCTCCACGAAGCCCTCAAATGTACCGCCTAGCAAGTTGCTTGGTAGATTCTCAATAAGGACTGGCTGACCGAAATAAACCCCAATAAGACTGTTAAGCATTGTGCTTGGCATGTCGGGATTGTCTAGGCGGAAGGTAATCGCTCCAAGTGAGCCTTTAGGTACACGCCTTAGATTAAGCTCTCTATTGGCGATCTCAGTGATGTCTGTCAAGCCCTTGATGTTTGACTCAACCGAACGCTCAAAGAGCCCGTAAGAGGCTATAGAGGTCGAATCTGAGGTGCTGTAGGTGCTGGCGTATCCTGTGCCGTACTTGTAGATAAGGCTGTTACGGATGCGAGAAACCTGAGTTTGTGAAGTGATGGAGCTTGGGGTTGCATACGCGCCATCGAGGTAAGTATAGCCATTTGCTGCGAGGTCGTTAGATCGGTGGTCTGCATCTGCATAAGAGACATCTCCATCCTTCTCTTCGTACATCTGACCAAGGGCAGAGGTAGCAATCTGATCGACTAGGGTCTGGCTCTTAGCCGTAGGGCTTGCAGCTTGGCTAATCATTGTGTAGAAGCCAGAGTCCACTTCACCAATGTAAGTCTCAGCATTAGCCCAAGTGACATCGGCTGGATAGGTTGCCCATGTAACTGTCGGAGTTACTTCGTTCCAGTTAAGGTTAAGGGCTGAACCCAAGATTGCTGCGATCTGTGCGCCATCTAACCCTTCTGCAAGGGCTGTGTTATAGACAACCTTGGTGAGCTTAGCCAGTGCGCCAATTCCAAGGATTTTGCCGGTGGTAATGTAGCCAGACTCTTCAGGGCTACGCACTCCAATAGAGAAGTCAGATACCTCGCCACCGAATACAGTCACATAAGTGCCAGATGAGTTCTTTAGTTCTAATGTGATTGGCTCTGTGACATTGATGGTGAAAGGCGAATTATCTGTGTTGATAATCTCCACTTGACAGTAACCAGCCGTAGCCTGTCGATCAATGTCTAGGCGACCAGATGCAAAGGAGACAGAAGTGACAGATGTATAGACATCATCACCAACTGTCACACGCCATTCTGGAAGCCATGTCATAGGATTGTAAGTGTCCCTCTGTCTCGCGCCTGTCGTAGCACATTGTCAATAGCTTCTGCAATGGCGTTAGGATCTCCCACGCCTGTGTTCACAATAATAGTGTTACCTGCTGAGGCAGATTCATTCTGTCGGAATGACTGCAAAGCGCCAGAGTTATCATACAAAGGTGATGTCTGAAGCGCGGCAGTTTTAGCGGCTGTGTCCATGTCTAGAAGGTCTGCAAAGGCATTAGCGCGAGCTGCTGCTGCATCCGCGTATTCTAGGATAGCCGCAATAGATCCACCCTTAGTGTCAATAGGTGCGATGTAATCTCCTACTGGGATTCCAGAGCCTAAAGATCCACTTGTAGGTATCTTTGCGTTAGATTGGCTATTAACTTTGCCTAACTCCGTGAGCAACTCACGAATCTTGCGTAGCGCTTCATCTAGGTTCTTCTGATCAATTAGTTCCTTAGGCTTTAAGCCTTCAAGGATCGACTGGATGCTAGCCAGTGTTACATTCTGACCAGTCAAGGCAGAAAGTGACCGCAAGTCAGCATTTAGTTTAGCCGTTGCATTGATGATGGCTTTTTCATCCTTAGAAGCAATAGCATCTTCTAACTCAAGCATTGACTTCTTGACATTGAGGCGAGCAGTATCGTTAGCAATCTGTAACTGTTGAGCAGATGTAGTCGCCTTACCTAAAGCCTCTGCCTGAGATGTCAGAGCTGCTGCAATCTGGATCTTGTCTAGATCAAAGACATTCTCACCCTTACCTAAAGCAAGGTTAGCCTTGTCGATAACACCTTGTAACTTCTTAGCTGTATTCTGCTTGTTGAGTAGAGCAAGTCTTTCTTTCTCTCTCTTTAATGAATCCTTCTCAAGCTTAGCCAGAAGTTCTTGCTGCTTCTTTTCTGTAAGCGTGAGTTTCTGTTCTTCCTTCTTATCTGGGATGTTTAGGTTCATCCCAACCTGTGCGCCAGCAAAGCCAGCAAAGATGTTCTTAGGAAGGTTCTTAAGATTCTTAATTAAGGTAGGTATAACGCCAATAGTGCGACCAGATTGAACTACTACCTTGCTAAGGGCTGTAGCAATAGTCTCGATGGCATAAGCCGCATCTGCTGCATCTGTGCCACCGCCTACTAGGGCAAAGGCATCTACTAGGCTTCCACCAATAATCTCAGAAGCATTGGCTGAAGCAACGCTGAGAACATCAAACTTATAAGAGGTAGTGTCAAGGTAATCTTCAGCAGCGCCAGCTGATCGCTTGAGGATAATTCCTAAGGTCTCAGAGAATGACTTAGATGAAAGTTCAGCTCTAGTTAAGCCTGTGTTGTATTTAATCAAGCCCTTTGTAATGCCTACATAACCCTTACCAAGATCCTCGGTAACAGTGGCTAGATCCACGCCAGAAGCGCGACTGATTGTGATTGCGTTGTTAAGTAATTCTTGAGACTTAGTTAATGAGCCTGTAGTTGTCAATAGTCCTTGAAAGGCAGGGCGCAAGATGTCATCTGAGACTGCGGCTGATCTTTCTAGGTTAGAGATGTAGTCAGCAATGGCAGGGTTAGCAAAGCCAATCCCTAGATTCTCTACTGCTCGGTTAAGTCGTAGTGCGGCTGCTTCATCATCTGCAAAGGCTTTAGCCGCTGCCTTGCCGTATGAGGCAATAGCAGAAGCACCAAAGGCTAGACCTAATCCACCTGCAAGCTTCTTAGCAGTGCCAGAGAGTTTTCCTAGAGCAGTCTCGGCTTGCTTAAATCCTTTAGCATCAAACTTGGATGCAATGTTAATCGTCTCTAGAAAGTTCATGCTGCGCTCCTTAACGAGTTAGCTCTGGATCGCCTTAGCAATTCCTGCTCTGCTGTCGTGATTGCTTTGTTCACAATGCCTTCTGCTCTACCTTTATCTTGCGCCCAAGCTTTGAAGATTAATCGACCACGACCCTTGAGGCTTCCTGCCAAAGGTGGCAACTGGCTAATAAACTGCTCGCCAGCCTTAGGGTTAGTTGAGCGAGATACGCCACGCGATGCGCCACCTGCTTTAGCGCCTACCCATGCTTGACCTTGAGGATTAGTACGACCAGCAGATTCATAGATCGCACCTGCGCGAGAGTTGTTAAACACGCGAGCCATAGAACTAAAGCCTCTAGAGTTAGGCTTAGATGCTGAAGTTGTATAGCCAATCTTAGACTTAATTGTTGAAGCGTTATAGACAGGGAATGTACCCTCGCTGAAAGATCGACCAGCCCAATTACTTAAAGGTGAAACAGATGGAACAAAGCCCCTAGCTGCCTTAGCAACTGGAGCTAGTCCACGCTTCATCTCTGTCTTAAGAGACTTCTCTAGATCTGGAGCGAATCGTCTTAACGCTTTACGCAAGTCAGCGTTTCCGCGTAGCTCGATTTGCATCGCTGACCTCTTTCGCTTCATCCTTAAGCCCTTGCACTAATGCATCGAGCATGACCTTATCTAGATCTAATAACTGCTGTGGCGCAATCCCCAACCTAATGCTCAAGCGAGCAATAAGGTAGGTGAATGGAAGATCGCGCTTTAAGCTAAAGGGTCTGAATCAAGCACCTCGACACTTTTAAGTGTCTCGATGAAATCCATACCGAAAGGCTTAACAGACTCACCTGACCTGCGTGTTATTTCCCAAGCTAACCAATAGACATCCGACTGCTTTTCTTCCTGCCGAAAGGCACGATGAAAGCCCATCTTGGTGTGCAACTCAAAGGCATACTCCACTGCTGGAGTAATCTCGCCTTCGATAACGCTTCCGTCTTGTCGAACTATCTTTAGTTTTGCCATGAGCTTGCCCCTTTGTTAGTTATTTAGAATGTGCCTGTTGTTGCTACTGCTACTGTTGAGTTAGCAGTGAATGTGATTGACATTGTGCCAATGTCACCAACAGCACCATTGATGTCTGTTGTGTTATTGATCAATAGTGAGACAGTGTAAAGAGGGTTAGTCGCTGAGACTGCTGTTCCCTTTGTCTGTAGGAATACTGCTGTGAC